TAACTGCTGTGCGCGAGATAGCCTCATTTACGGTTTCCTCAAGCGCATCGAGCCGCCCAAAGAATTCAGCACTAGCGTAAATGCCACCGCCGATGGTAGATGCAAAAGTGAAGAGAATAGCAATCCAGATGCCCTTTACCTTATTACCGGCAATGTCAATTTCAATATCTTCAAGGGCCATTGTTTAAGCACTCCTGTTGATCCTCCGCCCACCAGCAACCGCCTTCGGGCGACGTGAGCCAAAAGTCTTGAGTCTCAGCCTCAATCAATACTTGATCCGCTGTTACAAAGTAGTTGCCGACAGCCAGCGATTGGATTGTCGTGCCTCCATCGAATGACACCCATACAGCCTCAGTTGCTACATCAAAGAAACTAGATGCCGCCTCCGCATAAGTCACGCGCAAATCTTGTGCCATCTCGTTTGCTTGCTCAAGCAGGGTGTCGTCATTTGCGACAGCCATGTATGCCGCCGCTGTTTGAATCGCGTCTTCTGTGTTATCGAGTGCCGTATTGTAAGCCTCGATCTCTTCATCCTGGAGGGTGACATCGTTAGCCGCCATAAATTCTTGCAGAGCCATCGCCTCACGCTCATCAGCCGCATTCTGTGCCGCTTGTGCGCGCTCGTTTACCTCAGCCACCATGATGATTTGTTGCGCTGCTTGCACATAGGCATCAATCATTTCAGAGACGGTATCCATCGCCTGATCAGCTTGATCTTGAAAGTATTGATCCGCACCGGGATCGTATGAGTAAGTCGCGTTTTGAACAGCGCTCACAGCCGCGTTATATGCGTTCGCTTGCTCTTCTGTGATGTGGCCGTCTTTCGCCATGCTAGGCGCGATATAACCTTGATTGGCATAGGACTCGCCGCCCGCAATCGTCTTGATGCCAAAAGCAAAAGTGTTGCGAATGCTTTGTGATGTGTTGATGAGATTATCAATCTCCGTCGCTTGCGCTGGTGCGGAAACGGCTACTAAGGCTGCCAGTATCAGACTCTTCCTCGCCATTCTCTTCTACCCCCACACCTAAAATTGCACTATAAAATTCGCGGCGTTCCTCAAAATCTGAAATATAAAGCTCGGGCCTTTGCTTAATCTCAAGCAAGGCTCTCTTTCCAACCACAATCTTCCCATATTTTATAATAGGACAGGGTGTCGCCGCCATCAGCATTGCACGCCACACATCAGGGTTTTGACACATCAGTGACACAGCAGCAATTTTCATGCCCATGTTAGACAGTGTGACGGCATTCCTGCGCCGGTTGCATTCCTCATCTTGGCGATACAGTCCACGAGAAACACCAAAGCCCACCAGTTGCACGCCGTTAGAGACGCTCTGCAAACAAGACTCAGAGCCGCTAGACATAAGGGATGGGGCGACAGCAGTATTTGCTGGCATACTGCGTGAACCCGCCCCGTTGTATGTTTTACTGATATTCCCGTTGTTAGAGTTAGACGTATTCAAATCCCCGTTTTGCGTGTTGCCTGGGGACTCTTCAACGTCTATCTCAGGGATTGGATTATCTTCCGCGTAGAGCGGGAGACTAACCAAGCTAATCGCTATCAGCCACCTCTTGATAATCTTCATCAGTGACAGTCTCACTTTCAAGTTCCGCTGCTAATGCGTTTGCAAATGCCTCACGCCCGAATGCAAGCTGATCCAGGTTGAACTGAGCATTAGATAACTTTCGATCAAGATCGTTGATGTGGTTTAAGAGTGCCTTTTGTCGATCAGTCATGTCCTCAACAAAATACTCTTTCTCGTTCACGGTGATTGGGGTTTTTTCATTTTTTCCCATCGTCGTTACTCCTAGTTGTGGTTAAGGTTTATGAGGCTGTATAGCCCTGTCCCGCAGTAATTGCGGAATTGGAAGCGGTCATATCTTCGCCGTCCCAATCGTCCTTGGCAACCATAAGCTCAAGGTGAGCCACGTTACGGTCAACGCAGTCTTGACGCTCTGCGGCTTCCATATCGTCGTCTTGGTTACCAGCAACGATGTCGTTGATTAGATCTACGCTATGGCCCATAGCAGTAAAGTCTTGTGTGCGCTCTTCAGCAGTTCTTGCTTCGTCAGTCATGGATAGTCTCCTTAGCTAAATACTGCGTTGCAGATAGTCTGCACGTTAGTAGGTTCGGACGACCAGTCGTCACCTGATTGAATTACATGACGGTGATACGACTGTGAAATCACAGCACCGTCTTCAAGTACCTTAGTAGCAGTCCGTACTTGAACAGAGGTAAAGTCAACCACGTTGCCATCGTCGTCTTCTCTTTGTCCTGTGACTACTTCTACCTTGTCTGCTGTTACGCTTTTAGTTAGTGCCATTGTCTTTCTCCTTTAGTCCGTCTCAAGAGTCCACTTGAGATAATTATTGAGCAAAATACGTTGCAGTTACGTACAGATAAGTATTACCACTTGCTAAAATATCATCTGACTCATTTGTTACGTTTATTTTTGCGTCTTTATATAAAATTATTCGTGTTGTGTTCTGTTGAACTAACGCATACTCTGCGTTTTCTCCGCTAACCCAATTGTAATTAAATCCAATTGTGGCTGATGACTCTTCTCCAGCCACGGCCGTAAAAGGCAATCCGTTTATATGTAAATTACCAGAGCCTCCAGAGCGGGAGTTTGTAATAATTTTTAAAACTACAGTTACTTGGTTACCTATTTTTGTATAAGTTGCTGATTGTGTGTTATAGCTAATTGTTGGGTTTGTTGTAGATGCTCCAAAAGAAGGCGTCCACGTCCCTTCTTCATAGTCATCCAGCGCATTGGCGGCGGCGGAATCACCGTTAAACTTGAGGCCGTCTGAGTCGATGCGGATGACCTCGGCACGATTTGCGTAAAACTCCATTCTGTTGTTGGGGTGGTTATAACGAATGGAGCCAGCGTCATTGTTGTCGTTGTCCGCAAAGTAAACATTACCATTGTGCGTATTTTGTGAAAGTACCGTTAAACCATGAGCGCCCGAGGTGTTACCAACTTGAAGGTCATCTGCGTCGGCGTTTGCGGCGCTGGCATAGCGCCCAATTGACGCACGTCCTGAGCTGTCAACAACAAATCGAATATTACCGTCACCATCTGACAAGACGATGTGGTTGTTTGCGGTGCGGATGTCGAGGCCGCCTTGGTTGCCGTTAAAGCGACCGAGGATGGTGTTGCTACTTCCTGAGCCTAGATAGTAAGCGTCATCACCTACGAGTGTATTTCTAATCCCAGTCGTTATTCCTACGCCCGCGCCTCTACCAATACAGATGTTTTCATATCCTGTTGTAACACCAGAGCCTGCTGCCTCTCCTATCCCTATATTTTCTGTGCCAGTGGTAACGCCTTTTAGGGCATTAGTCCCAACTGCTACGTTAGTAGCGCCTGTGGTGTTTGAGCGCAACGCATCGTAACCAAGCGCTACGTTACTGTAGCCTGTCGTATTTAAGCGTAAAGAGTCATGGCCGACAGCGACGTTGCCGTATCCAGTGGTGGTTTGAGACATTGCCAGTTTGCCCACGGCAGTGTTTTCTGTAGCTGTGGTTGCGTTTAAGAGAGCTTCGCGTCCGACTGCGACGTTGCCAGATCCGGTAGTGTTAGCACGAAGCGCTTTGCTTCCTAGGGCCGTGTTTTCTGTGCCGGACGTTGTGCTGTAGCCAGATTCATAGCCAAACCAAGCATTATCATCTCCGTTTGTATTACGCCCTGCTTGGACACCAACAGCAGTGTTACTTGACATCGTAGTGCCGAGGCGTAACGCACTTGATCCGAGAGCTACGTTGTAACTACCGGTTGTTAATGCCTGAAGAGAATCGACACCCATCGAATGGTTTTGCGTACCAGACGTTAGGTTTTGCATGGTGGTGCGGCCAATACCGATATTGAAGTCGCCAGTTACAGCCCCATACAGCGCTTGCTTACCAATAGCTATGTTAAATGAGCCTGTTGTGCCACGGTAAGCGTCGTTACCTATAGCAGTGTTATCAGCACCCGTTGAGTTGACAGCGGCCGCGTTATAACCAACCGCAGTGTTTCCCGCGGCGGTTGTGTTTGAACTAAGAGAATTGTAACCAATTCCTGTATTACTTGAGGCCGTGGTTGTCGCATCGCCAGCAAGAGATCCAACAAAGGTATTTGATGTACCTGTAGTAACTAGCTTTCCAGCATCACGACCTATCGCCGTGTTATTAGATCCAGTCGCAGAAGAAAGAGCCGCATAACCTATTGCTGTAGAGTTCCCTCCGTCTGTGATTGCATCTAAAGAGAAAGCGCCTACTGCTGTGTTCGCAAATCCAGTTGTGTTTGCCGTAAGAGCGTTATTACCGAAAGCTGTCGTATAACTAGCTGTTGTATTGTTGCGGCCCGCTTTATAGCCAAATGTCGTATTGCCTGCGCCTGTTGTATTTAAATACAAAGATTCAAGACCAACAGCAGTGTTGTTGGAGGCGGTGGTGTTGTTTTGTAAAGATCCGTAGCCTAAAGCTGTGTTGCTACTTCCGGTTGTATTTTCAAATATAGAACCAACTCCAACCCCAGTGTTATTTGTTCCTGTGGTGTTAAGTTTTAAAGCGGCGGTTCCAAGTGCTGTTAGTCCTGCACCCGTCGTATTAGTGAATACGGCATTATTACCAACAGCGGTGTTGTTAGAGGCGGTGGTGTTTGCAGTAAGCGCTTTGTGACCAACGGCAGTATTGCTTGTTCCTGTAGTGTTTGAGGCCAACGCTGATGTACCTACCGCCACAATATCACTGGCAACGTTCACGGAGCCTGTGTTATAGCCAATCAGAACATTGTCATCTGCACTAGTTACCGCTTGTCCCGCACCTGTGCCAATACCAATGTTGCGACTACCAGTTGATACTTGTCTTAATGCCGCAAACTGTGAGCCTGAATTAAATGCACCGATTGCAATGTTTGCGTCACCACTCGTAGCCGACACAAGTGCCTGAGCACCAATGGCAATGTTTGCTTGTCCAGACGTAATTGCCGTACCCGCTTTAAGTCCAAGTGCTGTGTTGTCAAGGCCAGTGGCGGCGGCTAATGCTTGATAACCGACTGCAACCAATCCTGAGTTGGTAGTCATTGCCGCGCCAGCATCTTGACCTACAGCAACGTTGTAGTCACCAGAAGTAACACTGCCTAGCGCATTAAACCCAATTGCTACAGAGCCATCAGCAGTAGAAGCCGAATCCATAGCCGTAGAGCCGACAGCAACGTTTGCCGCTCCTGTGGTGCTTGATGTTAGTGCCGCATAACCGACAGCTACGTTGTTACTGACAGTCGTGGCGGCATCTAAAGCAAGTGAGCCAACTGCAACGTTTTGAGTACCAGTAGTATTGGCTAACAGCGAGTTGTAGCCCACTGAAGTGTTGTGACCGCCTTCCGTGTTGCTAAATAATGCGGCGCGGCCAAGGCCCGTGTTGTGAGCGCCTGTCGTATTGGCGGTAAGTGTTAATTCTCCAAGTGCAGAGTTATAAGAACCTGTAGTGTTAGCTTCTAGCGCATCCTTACCTATTCCGGTATTACTTACGCCGGTAGTATTTACTCTCAAGGCATTTAAACCAACAGCAGTACCATTAGAGGCAGTTGTATTGGATGAAAGCGCTTGATAACCAACAGCCGTGCTTCCAGTAGCGGTGGTGTTTGCAGTAAGCGCGTTATAGCCAACCGCCACATTGTTATCAGCGGTAGTGCTAGAGCCAAGAGCGCCATAACCAACAGCGACATTAAGCTGGCCCGTGGTGTTGGCGTCTAGTGTGGCATAACCAAGTGCCGTATTACCTGCGCCCGATGTGGTCGCAGTAAGAGCTAAAGCACCGACAGCAACGTTATTACTGCCCGAAGTAACACTTGCCAGAGTAGAACGACCTACGCCTACAGCGTCCGATCCTGTAAACACAGCCCCCGACATTGCATCACGACCAATCGCAACAGCATTAGAGCCTGTAGTTAAAGCAGTAGCCGCACTGTCACCAATAGCGATATTACCTGCACCAGAAGTAATGCTGTCCAGCGCAGTATTACCCAGCGCCACGTTATCCGTACCCGTAGGATAGTTACCATCCAGCTTGATTGTGCCGCCATCGACTGACAGGTTGCCTGCGACTGTTACGCCGTCTGTGACAGCAGTTCCCGTGATGTCAACACCCGTGTTCGTCGTGGCGAGTTTTTCTGCTCCTGCATAGAACAACGAAACTTTGTTGCCTCGTTGCATATACACATAGTTATCACCAGAGGTGCCGTCTTCGATTGTTACCGCATCTCTTGCCTGTATAACTAACTCACCAGTTCCTACTTCAGAAATGTAGCTATTAGAACCATCATGATAGAGCTGTAAGTCGTTGCCACTTCCGAGGATGACCTTGTTGTTATCCCCGAATGACAGATCGCCCGTCATGCTATCGCCAGACGTTTCTACCTTGTCGCTGTTTAAGCCCGTGAAGTTAGCATCAACCTCGTCATTAGTTAGAGGCGAACCCTTCCCAGAGCGTGTTGTAATCGTAGTCATGGTTAACCTCTTTCTAAATTAGGATGCTGTTAAAGTGATAGTCCAGTTGACAGTCAGCGTATCGTCAGCCGCCTTGTTCACTACACTAAACACAGTACGGCAGAGCATAGTGCCGCCAGATGAAGCATTGAAGATGCCTGCCTCTGTTACCGCACCAGTTGCGTCACCAGCCTCGAATGAAGCCACGTATACAATCTGGTTGCTAGTAACTGTGGAAGAGTCTAATGCTTCGCGTGAGCCAAGCTGTGATCCCAGGCTAGTATCGCCAGCCGCCGCAGCGGTAGAGCCAGAACCCAACGCCATGTGCGTCATAGCTGTCTCATCGTCTTTCATTCGATCACAGATAAAGTTCAAGCCAGTATCTACAATCAAGTTTTCAATCAGACGCTCATCTTTGATGTTGCCATCTTTGTCCCGGAGAACTAGAGCGACATCGCCTCGCAATTTCAATCCATCATTCATCATGTAAATGTCCTCGATGCGCCGACATAATCCTCGGCAAAGTAAGTGAAGTCACAATAACCCTGACTTCTTAGGGTTCCTGAACTCGCTGCTGAAGGTGCTTCAGTAAGCGATTTACTCATTGATTTTACATCTGAATCAACCAATGCGCCATCATCAGACTTGACAGCACCGAAGGTTATCGTGTCTGAATCGGAGGTGCTAGGTGACTCAGTGAAGTCTCGGATATATACAACCGTTTTGGCAAACGTATCTGAGGCTGTGCCGCTATCACTTGTTGGCTTTGTAAAGCCCATAGCAGGGCTGTCATTTGCCGCTGGTGTCTCACTGAAGTTGCGGATGAATGCAACGTCCCTGTCAAATACTTCGCCGATAGAGACGATCTCAGTGCGCGTCTTAACAAAGTCGATTTCCTGATCATCCTCAGCGGATGCCTCACCGTCTAAGTCATCAGTGACAAAGGTTTGATCGGATAGATTCTTAACGTAAGTAAACTCTTGCTCATCGCCCAAAAAGATCCTGTCGAGCCTATCGCCAACGGTATAATCCTCAAGGAAGTACGTCACATCACAATAATCTTGAGCGGTATCGCCGCCCACGTCTTTCGTAACGTCTAGGGTGTCATTGTCAGTGAATGCTGATGAATCGGTGAATACCTTGCCCGGTGTAAGCGTCGCGTCCTCCGCAACAGATCCCGCATTGCTGAATGGCTTTGTGGCATCGAAAACGTGCGCCTCAGCAGCGCCAGGTTGTTCTGTCAGATTCTTAGCAACCGCCAAAGTTTCATCATCACTAAGCGCTGTCGCGTCTTGTGTGTTCTTTACAAAGTCCAGCGTGTCATCATCTGATCCCGATGGTGACTCAGACAGATTCTTTGTTACATCGAGCGTGTCATTGTCAGACGTGTTTGCTGTGTCAGCGAAAAGGATGATGCGGATGAAAAAGCCAAGCAAAACCTCAGCTTTGAGTGCTTGAGCAACAACGACAGATTTTAGCGCAGACGCAACTGTATTAGCTTTGAGCGCTAATGCCGTTACCTTTGCTGAAAACCCGCCTTTTAGTCTCACGCGAAATCTTCTCTCACGTAGAAATCAATCACCTCGTAAACCGTCTCACGAGTACCACCGCTTGAGACAACCTCAATCTCGCCTTCATAGTATCCCGCGTCGATATCCAATTGGCCTGATGCGAAAATAAAGATGCAAACACCATCATCGAGGTTTTCATCGCTCGCCTGGTTGTCCATTGTGAACAATACGGTTGTGGTGTCTTTCTTTCTGAAGTGCAGCTTGATTGTTGCACCAGTGAGATCCTCAACAGCGCCCGTGTCTGAGCGCGTGATTGTCGCCTTAATCTGTGGGCCTGTGTCACCCTGAACTAAACTGATTCCCATGATCGCCTCCTATAGGCTCATTATCTCACACATCAATGCAACCTAAGACATCTGGCTCATTAGTTTCTGGGTTTACAAACGAGGCTATCCAATAATGCTTAACATCAGAAGATGTATCAGATTCCACCGCATTCTCTGCTAATGATGGGTTGTCATAGCTACCTATCACAACATATTCACCGTTACTTTGTTTTGTGTAACCAGCAACAATAGCCATGTCATCCTCACGTCATTAAGAAAATTTGACTTTCTATAGCCGACAAACTCAATGTGCCAGATGAGCGGCCTAGCGTGTGAACTAAAACCCTATAATCTTCTGCCGCTGAACTTTTCGCGAGTGCCTGATTCAAAGGCAATGTCAGCAAAGTCGAGATAGAACCGACATCTGGTATTGGATACCTTTGAGCGCCTTGTGCGTCATCTAACCACGAGCCACTGGAAATCCATCTGTCGGCATTGTAATACAGGCTTCCTGTTGTGTATGTCGGCGTCGATTGCTGGGTGCCACTATAAATAATGCGAGTGCGATTGGTTGAACTCTTATATTCGACAGCTTTAGGCTTCGACACGTCGCTAGGTGAAGTCTGAGACTGCGCGATCCCGCCGTATGCGTCAATTTCTTTTGTATGGTTGCCGCTTATCTCAACATAATGCGTATAAGGCGAGCCAGTTGTGCCTGATCCCACAATGCCAACAACGCCACCAATCAACGTTCCTGATGATGTGCCTTTGCTTTTCCGCTCAAATTTCATAACCAATATGCAATCATCTAGTGAAGTTGAGGGAACATATTTAACCTTTCCGTTTAGGCTTGCATATTTATTCAGGGAGCTATCGGGCGCTGGAATTGTAAATTCAGCAAACGTATCTTCATTGTTAAAACCTTCTGGAACGCTGTGATATGGGTATACAAAAACACTAAGATTGAATACCTCTGAAACGTCGCCCGACAAGTTAGCCACTTGCAAATTGCTAATAGTTGTTTGAGATCCATCAAGCGATAAAACTTGATCATCGCTCACACCATCATCTGCAATAATAAGCTGGCCGCTTGCGTTTGTGTCTAATGTAACGCCATCAATGCTCAGTCTGTCGGCGTTTATGTTCCCAGCTGTGATGTTGTCAGCATCTATGTTGCTGACTGTGACAGATGACGCATCAATCGTTCCTGCCGTTAAAGTTCCTAAGTCGCTGTTGATTGCCGCCAAGTTTGTGACGCTTATTTCATCTGCGCCAATAGCACCTGCTGCAATCTGTCCTGCGGTGATTGTATTGGCCGCGATTTCTGTGGCTGTAACCGCTCCAGCGGCTATTTCATTGGCTGTGACAGCATCAGCAGCAATCTCATTAGATGAGATCGTGTCCGCCGCTATTTGTGCCGCCGTTACCGTATTTGCCGCAATCTCGTTAGCTGTGACAGCGCCAGCGGCAATTGAAGCCGTAGTAATGGCACCAGCAGCTATCTCATCAGCAGATATGGCACCAGTTGCTATTTCATTTGCTGTGATTGTGTCCGCAGCAATCTCTGAGGCTGTAACCGTTCCAGCGGCAATCTCTGCTGCTGTGATAGTGCCAGCGGCTATTTCGCCCGCCGTGATAGCGCCAGCAGATATTTTCGCTGTGGTGATAGCATCATCAGCAATAGTTGTTTCGGTTATAGCGCCAGCAGCAATGACATCACCTTGTATCGCATCAACAGCAATCTTGGCGTTTGTAATTGCGTCATCATCAATCTGTGATGATCCGACTGTGCTTAATGCTGCTAACGCACCAGCATCGGTGACATAACTGAGATCAATATCTTCTAACGCTGCGAGCGCGCCTGAATCAGTTACCTCAGTGAGTGTTATCGCTTTAGTCCACTCTGTGCCGTTATAACGATAAAGATTGTTGTCTGTCGTCAAAAATGCCATGTCGCCTTGTGAGGCTGTTGAGGGCAAGGTTGAGACAACTTGAACAGGCTGTATACCAGAAGCAAAAGCTGCAATGTCTACAGCGCCATCAGAAATTTGATCTGAGCCAACGGCGTCGTCGGCAATCTGATCACTGCCAACAGCATCATTAGCAATTTGATCACTTCCCACGGCATCATCTGCAATCTGATCTGAGCCAATTGCGTTGTCGCCTATGTCTGTTGCAGACACCTCAACGGAAGTGCCGTTAAAACTTGCTGTGGCGGCTGATTTGTTACCAGAGAAGTCCACAGCCTTCAGCCAGAAATAACGCGTCTGAGCGCCCGACAAGCCCGTTACGATGTATTCCTCACCGTCTACCACAGCCGTTGGTGATGCTGGGATACTATCGGAGGTATTCACAAACACTTCTGTGTGCTTGAAATCAATATCACTAGGGTTGTCCCACTCAGCGGTGATCGTTTGCACGCCGCCGGTTGCCGCGCCCCCTGATGGTGCGCTTGGTGCAGTCGTGTCCCCATTCAGTGCTTGATCGGTGAGTGTCGTGCCGGTGCTGGATACGCCGAGAAGATTCTGCGCTTGCACGCGGAAATCATAGTTCGATGTGATGTCTAATCCTGATATGTATACGCGCGGCTCACGCGATTCAGCATACAAATAATCAGTTGTTCCGTTCTTGTTATAACGGATTTTATAGAACTCAATGAATGCGTCATCAGGCTCAGTCCAAGTAAGCTCAACAGCGCTGAGAACCTGCCCATCTGGGCCTTGAAAGCCGATCTCTGTGAACGCCAGGCTTGTGACGTTATCGACAGTGCGCCCATCATATAAATCAAGCTCACCGCCAGCTAAAAAGTCCACCTCATCTGAGGTTGTCCAATCATAAACAGCCGCAGCGGTTTCAATTAGCGTGAGCTTTACAGCAGATTCACCACTGCCAGTAATGATCAATTCATAATCAATCACCTCAAATACTTTATCGCTATATCCGAGACGCTCATTTGTGATGTTTACGGTATCGCCAACCTTAACTTTCAGGCCCGATAAGTTGACTGTGAATGACAGCACTACCTGCTGGCGTGATTTAAGTAGTGCAATCTTTGCAATCCGCTGTGCTTGCAGATTGTTAGTCACAAACGGCAGAGGCATATCAAGATTAATCTGTGCGCCGTCATCAACAATGCTAGATGACGCTGTGCCTGTGGTGGTACTACTACCTGCCCCGGTAGCTGTGAACTCTACACCAACAGCATTAGATGAGGCACCAATAGCTGTGAAATCAGTCGTGCCAACAAAAAGGATTTTATAAGTTGTTCCAATTACAAAATTACCGGCTGTTGTTTTTAATATCTGAGCAGGATAATCAAGCAGCTTGTAATTCTTTTCCTCAGATATGAATGAGCCTTTTACACCGTTATATAACTGGCGGCGTGATTGCTTTGTTTGAATCGTTATCGCACTGATAGTGTTTGACTCATCAAATGAGAAAGTGGGCGCGACATACTCCGCACCCTGGATAAAATACTTGCCGTTTGAGTAAGCGATACGCCCACCCATAGCTGACAGCAGGTTTTCGATATTCGCTTTGATTTGATTTGACGTGTCGATAACACCATTGCATTCATAGCGAGTTTGAGTGCCGCCGTTGATCGCTACGCTTTCATCACAAAGATCAGCCGCAGCCTCAAGCGCATCAGAGTCAATGTTGGCATTTATCTCACCTAAGCCATAAGTGCTATCGAGCAAATAATCGCGGACACACAGCGCCGGGTTTGTGCTGTAGCCGGTGACATTTGTACGAGGATCAAAAACTCGCTTCCCTCTGATAACTGCCGTGATATTTGGTACGCCTTGAGGAAACTTGTCTTGATTCCATTCGAGTTTGAATGCGATATATGCAATGCCACTTAGCTTGTGATCTGATGTCCACTGACTGATAGGGGTAAGAAGGTCAGAGGCCGTTTGTCCTGCCGTACCTAGCTTAGTGGTGTCCATTGTGACGTAAGTACCCCAATCGTCTTGGAAACCACCTGATGCTGTCCAAATCTTATTGTCGTTAAACCACACCTCATCATATGCGGTGATGTAATGAGTAGCGAAAACGACAGCGACGTGCAGGTATTTATTGTCAGTTCCTGAGTGAGCGATGAAAACGACGTTGCCACCAACACGCACTTTCCCATAAATTATTTTGCGGGGTGCAGCGGCATCTCGTGTAGTGATAGTTGTTCCGCGCATAGCAGCGCCAATATCGACTTTCGGAACTAACGCCTTTGATATCGCACTAACACCAGCACCCAACGCAAACGCGGCAGCGAAGCCAAAGGCTGTGATGCTATAGGCAGCACCTAGCACGAGAGGCACAGCAATTGATGCGCCTACCGCTGTGACTAACCCGACAACTGCACTTACCGCCATTGTTTACCTCACGCACTTAGCGTAAACACGCTCAATGTTCTCAAAGCCTTGACGCTCAAGAATGCGATCAAAAGGCTGATGAATCTTTGTATTGATGTTGATCTGTCGCACGCCTTCGCGCTCCAGACACTCCACCGCATATTTAATCAGTTTAATCCCGGTAAAGCCCTCACGCACGTCGGCTCTCAAAAATATGATGTCATTGTTTGCAAAGATGTGATCCTTGTAATGCAACGATGGGCCAACGATCAACACAAAATAACCGAGTAAATCGCCATCTTTTCGCGCTGTGTAAACACGCAACTTGCCAGCGGTATCAAGTGCAGCGTAAGCCTCCCAATCTGGGTTTAGCTTGATGACATCTTGATTGAGCGCTATTTCTTCCCAATGCTCTTCAATGAGCGGCTTGATCTCATCTTTTACTTGGGTGAATGACTCGTGAGCAAATTCCATTATCTATGCTGCCCACCATGTGGCTGTTCATCGCCGCCACCGCCGCCTCCGCCGCCTCCGCCGCCACTACCGGCTTGAGTGCGGCCCCAAACAATTTCTTTTTCAGCCATTTCTGCGACGAATTCCAAGCCTTTATCATTTGGGTAATCAATCTTTTGATCCTCAGATGTGTACCGGCGTTGACGCGAGCGCTCAAACTCAATCAGCCTGTTCTCAACAGTGACTTTGATTATTGAGGTATCACCAGAATCGGTAATTGTCATGGTATCCATGAAACCAGAGAAGATCACAAAAGGATTGCTGATCAGCGAGTTGCTTGAGTTCATAGTGCCAAGCAATACCTTTAACTCGCGCCCTTGGTAGTCCTCATCACGCGCTTTAGACAATAGCGGTTCAGTGACGCCTGACAGCTGTAAAGTTGCGCCGTTAGCCTGTAATTCAGTCGATTCTTTAATGCCGCTCACAGCCAGCAATGTTCCCGCGCCAACGTATGTGACGCCGCCAGCGGTTAAGCTACCGATGCCGCCCCAGAGATTGAGATTGCCAGAATCAAACGCGCACTGAACAAAAAGAACTGGGCGAACGACATCAGCCGATACCGCATTGGCAACCGCTGTTGGTAGTCCGCGACTCATAACGCCTCAACACAAGCAAACGTGAATGAATAAAAGCTAGATTTATCAATGTCCCACTCAATATCATTAGATGATAAACGCCAGGTGCCTTTAGGCAATGTGAAATCAAGCTGTGTCGATGATGAGATTGCCGCTCTCAACGGTGGCATGATGTCAAATGTCGATGAATCAATGCCGGTAATAATGTAAAGCGCAGAGCCTGTTTCAAAGTAATCGCCCACAACGGCGTTGCTCAACGTACCTGTCACTGTTGTTGCGTTAGCCGCACCACTGGTGATTGTTCCTGTCGCTGTCGTTGTATGTAGCGGGTTGCCCATTGTGAACGTGCCAGATTGCCCGCGTAATGACGCAAAGAATCCTTCAACTTGCTTTGCCTCAGAGCGCGCAAGCGGTGGCAAAGTCACCTCAGCCTCCCAGCGAACGCCTTGATGTTCATGCACCTGCTGATCGAATGTGAATGGCGATGTGCTGATTTGCGTGGCCGACTTAAGCCGCATCGTCATCTTTTCAAAGCCTACACTTGGAAACGCTGCCATCTTATGCCCCCAAAGCCCGCGAATACCCGCCGCCACGCATCCTAGAATCCGCCACAGCCGCTTTTGCGGCCTCAGTGATAGCTGGAAGCATATTTGCGATTTCGGCTCTTACAGTCTGTTGAATACCCGTTGTGACGTTAATCGTCTGTTGCACAATCACCTTCTCGCCACCGCCCTTTGTATGATCAATCACCGACTCATTGGGGTGCAAGATAGCCGGGAAGCCACCCTTGCCGTCGATGCCTCCAGCGCGAGCGCCCATGCCAGTGAAACCACCCCCCTCAAAGCTCTGAGAGCGGATCTGAGCGACTTGCGCTAAACCACTAGCCACAACAGCAGCGGCCATTGCAAAGTTGATTGGCGGTGGGAATGATGCGAGCGCTTTAGTCGCACCCGTGTATGTATTCATCACAGCCTGGGCGATCTGAACGCCCTGCTGGAGTCTGAATGCGGCTTTGTTGTGCTTGGCGATACCGGCTAACTGCTGATCTAGGCCGCCCAAAACAATCTGTGTTTGTTCCATAGTTGACTTGCGCTTGAAGTCTTTCAGCGCTTGCTCGCCTTCCATGCGTGCTTTAGTCACTGGATCCATTTGCGTCACAGCCGGTGGTATCTGAGCATCTGCCTCAGCCGCAACCACAGCCGGTGCGTTAGCAGCAATCACCTCAGCTGTCTCACGCGCCTTAGCCTGGACACCATCAAACCATGCCTCAATCGCATCAGATGGTGGTGCCTCAGCCATCTCCGCAAGCTCAATCTTAAGCGTGTCGCCCATCTGCCTCAGTGATTCAGCGGTATTCCTAAACGATTGCCCAATATTATCCTCAATCGTACCCATACCGAAGAATTCAGCAACTTTGTTGTATTGCTTAATCAGAAAATCAGCAGCATCACCAATGACTGAGAAGTGGCCGACAATCGCTTGCGCCAGTCGAGTCATCAAGAACTGAATGCCTTTAATCAGTATTTTTAGCCCGTGGATAGCATCTGCCAAGACGCCAAAACCTTTCACGAGCAACTCAGCGACTCGATTACCGATGTTGCCGAATCCCTCAGTATCCAATGCTGTCTGATAGAAGTTAGCGGCAAGCTCGCTGATAGCCGGTGATAGAGCAACCGTTACCTGATTAGCCAAGCCCTCAAAGACGCCCTTAGCGCGTGTCACATTATCGTTGGCTTGTTCAATCTGTGCGGCATCAACGCGACTGAGACTAATGCCTAGTTTCTCAGCCTCCGCCGCCATCTTTTTCAGCCCATCAGAGCCACCGGCAAGCGTGTTGACTAATGCCACACCCTCACTATCAAAGAGCTTCATCGCGAGCCTTACGCGATCTGATTGCTTTTCAACGCCTTGCATAGCATCAGCGACAACTTGCATCTGCTGATCTAGTGGAAGTTTTGCGAGAGCGGCGGCGTTGATGTTTAGCTCTTCAAGTGCGCCTTTAGCCTCACCCGTACCCACAGCGGCCTCCGCAACGCGCCTTGTCATGCGTTGCAGTGCCATGTTCATCGTGTCTGTTCCGACACCAGTGAGTTCAGCGGCGTGCTGTAAGCCAGCAAGCGCCTCAGTTGTTACGCCCAGCTTATCAGCGGTTTTAGCAAGGTTGTCGATAGCGCTAAGACGCATCTTAACCATCGCAGCGGTTGCGGCAGCGCCAGCGGTTGCAAAAGCCACGCCAATCTTGGCAGTTCGTTTAACAGTCTTGGCAGCGGCTTTGTTTAGCGTTGTAAGGTTGCGAGTTACGGAATCAAACGCCTTTTGCGTTTTATTCTTAGCCGTAATGTCAATCTGAGCGTTCATCCGACTCATTTATTCGCTTCCTTTAATTTAAACCACGCAATCCAACCTAGATATTCCCTCATATCCATCGCTTCGATTTCGCCGACTGTTTTGCTTAGGGATTCCGCAAGATGAAAGCGAAATTGCAAGTCATAGTCGGTTCTCAGTTTCCCGCGACTTCATCCTCATCGGGATCGTTAGCGCTAATGTCACCCACAACACGAGCAAGCACATCAGGATCAACGTGGCGCATAAGTTCAGTCTTATCAGCTTTCCTGAAGATGGGCGTACCCTCTTCATTAATAAGACGATAGATCAGCGTCATTGCCATAGCCTCAGCAGTCTTGCCGCTTTGACTAAGTTCCAGAATCTCGCCCATCTGTGCAAGATTGATCCCTGGCTTTACATAAGCTGTGGTTTCCCACTCAGGGATCTCAATCTTTGACGGACTCGCGCTGAGAAGAGCCTTATAATGGCCCTTTGCCTTATCTAAGACACTCATGCGTTATACCGTAGTCTCTGACAATGCGCCGTCACCCTGCACTGAAATCGACGCTTCAATGTTGCCATCGAATGACGCTGATCGAGTAATGCCAGTGACAATTGCTGTGCCGGTGTAATAAGTATCACCAGACGTGTCGCCTTCAGGGTAGAAGTTCAAAGTAACCTCTGCACCGATAGTAAGCGCGCCCTGCCCACTTGTATCTGTCTCATCCCAGTAGACATCAACAGAGCCACTGAATGTGCTAAGACTTGCAACATAAGCGCGGCTTGTTGCGCCCATAATTGTCTGCTCTAAGGTGTCAGCTGACTCCTCAATTGAATAAGAACGAATGTTGGCAATCGCATTTGATCCAACCTTCACCGTTCCTTCTGAACCTTTATGAATTGCCATCGTTTATTCCTCCTCGGAATCTTCGTTTTCTACCACTTCCACTTGAGGCTCTTCAGCCTCCAAAACAGGCTCTTCAGCCTGAACCAGTTTCCAGCCTTTACGCAACATCTCATCAACCTTGTGAGCCATCACTTTAATGTGCGTATCACCGTAATTCATTTTGATCATATCGCTGTCTCCGCGTCATCTTCCCCAGTGAAGTAATCAATCTCAACTTCCATTGTCGCGTAAGCAATCGGCTGATCACCATCACCAGAGAATTGTGAGTCAAATGATACCACTCGTGTATCTTTTGCGAATCCACCTCTCGTTAAATCTGTATAAAGTGCAGCCTCAACTTCAAGCGCTATCTTATCCAGCGTGTCATCGTAATTGGTGAGCGCCTTCACATAAGCCTCAACCGCGATTCTCAGCGTGCGCTCTTTAGCGCGCGGCACCGTGATTGTCTGATATTCAACATCTTCAGTGCGCGTATAGATCGCAATACCCGGCAACTTGTCCTCAGCCAGCGGGTAAACGCGTGTCTGATACACATTCGAGCCTGTTGTTGTAAGGCCCGTTAATGCGGTTTTGACGTTATCCCTGATCGCCTTTCTTACGTGAGCCACGGATCTTTCTCCAGCATTATCTCAGTCATACCGGTTCCATCTGGCATCACCACGCGAATCGTATAATCCACGCTTGCAATAGTGATCACGTCACCTTCTTTCATGCCCGAGACATCACCATCACGAGCTAAAATCTTTGGTTGTTGTGTAGCAAAAGCAACGCTTCCGCCAACATCAACATCCAGGTATTCATTGTCAAAGATTACTGTGATGCTTTTCTCAGGGCCAAATGACGGGGCATAGGTTGCTGTTACCCCAAAATCAGCAAGAAATATAGCGCGATCAGCAGCAAGCTCGACAGCCATTATTCAGCCTTTTTCTTTGCGCGAGTTCGTCGCTTAGGCTTAGTTTCTTCATCAAGGCCAACAGAGCGATTCACCGTCTCAGCCTTCTTTTCCACAACAGGCGCAATTCTGTTAATACCTAACAGAGACTTCACCTCGTTTTCTGGCACCTCAACAACATCACCCGCTTTAACAGATGCGCCGCCGATCACTGTGCCTTTTAGAACTAGATATTTCATAAACAACCTCAAGAAAACCCGCCCCGGAGGGCGGGCTATGAGCTTTAGCCGTCGTTACCGAATGCGAAGCTAACCGCGTGGCGTACTGCCACGTCTACAGACTGAAGCGCTACAACGCGAACAGTGCCGCTAGTGCTGTTAGTGTATGGATCAACAACGATGTCGAGTCCTCCAAACATACCAACGAGCAAGTCAGCAAAGTTACCGAAGTAAAGGTTTCCAGCTGTACACTGGTTAGAAACGATGCCACGGTAGCCGTTAATTGAACCACCAGGCTCAACAACGAACTGCGCAGTGCCAGACGCTTTCTCAGTTGTCTTCAGAGCGCCGTACATAGAAGCGGGCAAGATGTATGCCAAGTTTCCAGTAAGAGCGTTGTCCTCAGCAACCGCAGTTTCCAGAGTTACAACCTCAGCGAAGGTTGGGTTAGCAGCCGCGAAAGCAGTCACAGTGTTGACACCAGAGGTGTTCAAGATACCTGTAGGCTGTCCGCTTGAGCCAGAGCCTTCCAAACCAGCCAAGTCAATCGCAGTTGCGATAGCTTGTGCCAAGTCATCACGCATCATTGCCTCAACATCCATTGAAGATTGGATGAGCAATTGACGTGTTACGTCAGTGTGCGCGCCGAGTGTCTTAGGTGTCATTGAAACCTGTCCAACAACCATTTCTGATTCAGCCGATGCACCGCCTTCAGTAGCGATCCAACCCGCTGAAGCAGCAGTTGTTTTCTTAGGAATCTTAACGTCACCAGAAAGGCCGCCGAGCATACGTGCGCCCGCTTGCATCACAGATGAAGCGTTGCGGAGTACGTCGATGAACTCACCACCACGGAAATCGTCAGTAAACAACTCTGACTCATCCGCTGAGTTTAGATCACGAGTCCAGTTACGCAGAACGTCAGCTGGGAGCATGATGCCTTGTGCTGACTTGCCATACTGATCAGCAGCGGCGCGTGAACATTCAAATTCAAACGCTGCGGCTTCCTGAGCGCGTCGATCAGTTGGGTTTGCCATAGCGTGTACAGCGCGAACGAGTGAGAAGCGCTGTGCTTCTTTCTTGTTCAAGCCGATTTCTTGGCTTTCCAATGAACGATCAGAGCCAATCACTTCAAGCAACTCACCACGAAACTCTTCGATAGACTTGCCTTCTGAGATTGCACGCTGTGCGAGATCAGATTTGCTGTGACGTGCGCCAAGCTCAACAATTTGAGCGGCGTTCTTTTGGGCGGCTTTACGAGCATCTGCTTCGACTGCCGCGATATCAATTGATTCTGACATGGGTATCTCCTTAAAGTCAGTTTTAATCACGGGTTGAGATGAAGCAGAGCCTGATCGCCCAACACCCACGGAGGCATCCGCAGGAATTGAAACCAAACTTGCCTCGACTGGACGCCAAGACTTAGCCACATAAGTGTCCTTGTCTTTTCTTTCCAGTTTGTTGATGGCATAACCAATGGACACGTTAGCCTTGATCCCATCAACTACATCGTCGAAAGCCTCTCTAGCAAGTGCGCCTTTGCCAAAACGCACCGTCGCACGGAGCCGCCGTGCCGAGCCGTCGAGATCGACAGATTCCACCACGCCAATTTGTCTTTCTGGATCGTGATCCAAAAGAAGCGGGGCGCGTCCGCTATTCAAGAAACTCAGATCAATTGCTTCTTCTGAGTGTTCTAATACTTCCATTCCGAATGAGCGTTGTACTGGCTCCTCAGAACTTACAGCCATCTTTACGCGGCGCGACTCTTCATCAACCGCCTTGGCCGAAAGTTCCATTGCACGATGAGTGATCTCAACGCTGCCTTTGCGTTCTTCCGCTTCCTCTTCTTCAGCATCATCTTCAGACTTGCCGAACTCGATAATCACTGAATCAGCTGTTTCGGTTACGTTCTTGATATGACGCTCTTCCTCATCATATCCACGGATAGGATCAATCTTAGTCAGCGTTGAAAAGCGATGGCCGACTCGCACGTCACTCTCGTTACCTTCGCTGTCATAGACGCGAATCAATGCCGCAGGATCATCCTCAGTACCATTCACAGTGAAGTCTGAATCAGGCACATTGATTGATCCATCACGCTCAATGCGCTCGATCTTTCCTCTTGCTCTGCCGCCTGATGAGTTCCAGCTTACAAAGTCGCCAACCGACAGCGCATCTGGCTCTGCTCGTGTTTCTGTTTCCATTGGCTCATCCTCTTCGCCTTCTTCATAACTAGCGAGTATATCAGCTCGCTCATCTAGTTCATCATCGTTTGTTCGATCATCTAGTGAATTGAGTCTTTGCGTGATTCTGTTTGCCCAAGACTCTCCAGCATCTCCTCCCCAAAGCTCCCAAGCAATTCGTCCTGCGCTGGGGAATCCTTCCTCTCCACTACTGAATCCTTCGGCCTGTTTATCAACAGTGTGTCGCGCAAAATAGCTATACATACGCCGAACAGTATTGATACTGAGATCGCGACGGTTAATGAGATCACGAGCGCGAGCGACGCCAACCTCAGTACCGCCACGCCCAAATTCCTCACGCCATTCCAAACCGCGTTTAGCATTGTTTGCCATCGCCTCCGTTGGTTTTGTATTTATTTCCTCGCCCTTATACGTCGCCATCAGTCACCTCGGGAACCACCGGCATCATCATAGCCGCGTAAGGCTCAAGCGCATACTTAACGCCGAACTGTTCCATCAAGCTCTTATCACGCTGAATCTCAGCAAGAAGCTCTTCAGTGTCTTTTCCGTACTGGCTCGCCACGTCTTGCAGACTAAGAACGCCAGCCTTCATTCCGTTAATGGCCGCATTCATCTCTTTCTGTGGATCAACCCAGTTCCATGCGCGGCCTCGGAACTCAGCAGCGCCTTTGAACTTATCGAGCGTAGACAGCGGCAAGCGCACGCCTTGCACCTCAAGTGCCGATTCAAGCCATGCCTCAAACACAGGGCGGACAAAGTGATCAATCATGAACTGCTGGAGGTTACGGTAGTAATCACGTTCCTCAAGCGCGCCCTGGCGAATAGAACTGTAAGACGTAGCCTCAAGATCGTTAGCCAGTGACGTATAAGAAACATTGAGCGCCGATGCGATGCCCTTTAGCACCGATTTATGGAAGCTGTCGAATTCGCTGTTAGGGTACTGGGGATCAAACGTCTTGAAATCTACGCCGTTGGGAAGCTGGTGAAAGGTTCCAGGTTGAGCGTCAATGATAGGAACATTGCCATCAAGCTCATCAGCAACGAATCCGTCACCTGATGGACTCGTAAAAAAACCCATCTTAGATGCGCCCATACGTGCCGCAACAATTGATGCCTCACGCCAGCCATTTAACTGCTTAAGCGATGCCATTGCTGGGGCCATCCACGGCTCACCGCGAGTTTGTCCGGGGCGCAAAGGCTGAAATATATGAATAACGCGATCAGCAGGGATGCGACGATGCTTAGGAGTGCGTGTTTGCGTCGTAAAGTCGTAATCACCGGGGTGATACGTGAGCAAATGGTACGCGATAGGCTTTCGGAACTTGTCCAATTCAACGCCCATGCGGATCTCATTGCCATTCGACAATCTTTCAGACTTTTCTTCATCTACCTGATCAGGCTCTATAAATTCCAACGCAAACGAGTCATGAAAGTCATTACCGCGATGCTTGATGATGAAAACCTCACCATCACGCGCCAGACTCTCAATAACCATCTTCTGCACGTCGATCCAGGACATCTTCCCGTCCGCCGTGCAGTTCCCCTTGCGCCCCCAAGCCTTAAAACCTTGCTCAACAGCACTGTTCCCTGGCTGATCTAGCGCACCAGCGGGATCGAGTGCTTTAACTTGTAGCTTTACACCGTACTGCCCAACCGTATTTGTCTTGAGAAGCGACAGATAACGCTTGGCGTATTCGTTGTTACGCGCCAGATCCCGTGATCTTGCACGCATACGCGAAATAACTGGATAAAGCTCGCTATCAGCAGAGCGCTCTGACTCTCGATAATCAGCGAACAAACGGCCTGTGTTAGCCGCTGAATACGCTCTTTTGAAAGTCTTGTTCTTTGTATCAGGTTTAGATTTCAAAAAGTCGAACAGAGCCATTTAAAACCTCACCTGAATCGTCGAGCCGTTCTTTTTGCCACGCTTAACCAACTCGTGATTCTCGTGTTGCACAATCTCGCGACGATAGTAATCACGCGCCTCAACTAACTCGCTGAAGCTCAACTTGGTAAGCGAGCGCCCAGCGATTGAATAGCTTGCAACATCTGAGTCGGCTTTGCCGGATAAAAGCGATTCGATCTTAGTCAGCATGATCTCAGCGTGAATGCGGGGATCAGCTTGGTTGTTATCCATATCAGGGATGGCAGTGAAATCGCCAAGATCGACAACAATGCGGTTTCCTGAGCTTGTTTGAGTGATTTCCAGCTGCCAGTGATACTTGCCAACAGTAAAGTCGGCACTTGTATCGCTATCAGCGGTAAAAAGGTAATAACTATCAGTCGAACCAGCGGCTTGTGCTATTTTGATCTCGGAGGCACCGCCACCTGTAATTCTTGCCACATATTCGGCTGTGTAGCCGCTAGAAGTTGGATAATCTTGCGCGATATCAGATCGCTTCCATTGTATGAAGTCGCCAACAACGATCTCATCAGGTTCACCTTCTGGAGCGTTCGCAGCAAGAAATAAGTTCGCCATATTCTATCGCCATGATGTCGCAAAATTCCCACGCGGCTTTCCACGCTGGAGGTAAGAGGTTTGTCTTTGCTCTTGTTCACTACTTTCAACCGCATCTTGCGCGTTTTCCAGTTTGTCAGCAAGGGCATTGACATTCACCCCTAATATACCATATGCCGCTAATGCGTACACCATACAGTCGAGCGCCTCATTTCGCGGGCGAATCTTCTCAAAAACACGCTTTTTAAAGCCTCTGTGGAAGCGAGTCACAATCTTTTCAGCCGTAAGTTGCCGAAAGTATTCATCATTTAAAGCATTAGCGAAGTGCATATAACCCGGCCCAGCCTCTTTGATTCGCATCCTGGCGAATAACAAATCCTTTGCGGTGTCTACGCCAACGGGAAAAAGTAGACATTTACCGATATTATTCTTCGATGGACGCCCTGAAATCGGTTTTCCCTCGCCACCAACGCCCTTGATGGCAAAAATGCGCCTTGGTGCGTTCTTTTTGCAGTACGCATACACAGAATTCGTAAAATGTCCGCCCGAATCCACGCAACTTGCGCGAATTGCTATCTGTCGGCCTGATTCCGTCTCAAATTGCGTGTTTAAGACAGAATCGAGGTTAGTCCACAGCTGCGGAGTGCTTGGATCGCCGTAAAGCGTCTCGTGCGCTATCACGTACGTCTCATCATCGCGTCCCCAACCGATAATCGACACCTCAAGCCGGTTATCCTGCACATCCACACCCGCCGTCATCAAAATCACGTCATCTGGCACGTTTGGCATCTGTTCACGGCGTTCAGACAGTTCATAATCGTCCACTGTCTCGCCCTCATCCTCCCAAGTTTCGCCCCAATACGTGTTGCAGAATACTCTTAGCTGTTCAGGGTTCTTTTTAACGCTCAGAAACTCGCGCACAGCGTCGCTAAGTGATGTCCAAGGCGAATACATACCATTGATAGCAAAGCCCGCCACGCTCGATTCTGGCTGTGTCACAACCCATTCACCATTGCGAATAGCCCAAATTCGATCACTCTCAGTCCACATAACGGCACAATGCTCACACACATAGTGCGCTGAATCGGGGTTTCCATCGTCCCAGCGGACGTTCGCCCACTTCATCACCTGCGGCTCGTGGCAATGCTTGCAGGGCACATGGTAAAAACGCTTGTCAGACGCCTCAAAAGCCTCTTCGATGCGTGATGAGTTTTTGTTGGTGGGTGTTGAAACCATAATCACCTTGCGATTCCAGAAAGTCGCGCTCCGCTTGCGTGCCAGCTGTATCGGATCGCCCTCAGAGCCAGCAGACGTTGGATAGCGATCAACCTCATCGCACAAGACGATTCTTATGGGGCGGCTCGCCAAACCTGCCGGAGAATTTGCACCAACGATAGTAATCGCGCCTCCTGGAAAGACTTTGTGAAGCGTCGTATTGCCAGAATCACGCGCTCGGGGATCTTTGACTTTATCTTGCAGACAAGGTGTCGAGCGTAGTAGCCCCGCAGCGATACGATCCTTACTAAATGCTTGAGCCATTTCCAGCGTCGGCTGTAGCACCAGAATTGGACTCGGATCGTTATCAATGTGATATCCAATAATATTAAGAATCGCTTCAGTCTTACCAAGCTGCGCTCCCGCCATAACAACGACTTCTTTGATTGTGGGATCACTGCAAGCATTCATTATCCCCCTTTGGTATTCAGCCCGCGATGTGTACCAGCGGCCAGGCTCAGAACTGCTCTGAGAATCAAGCCGTCTCTCAGCATCAGCCCAATCTGCCACGTTAAGTTTTGGCGGTGGACTCCAAGCGGACATTCCAGCCAATAGCAATTCACGCGCATCACTTAGCTTCATTTTTTACGAACGCCACCCAATGTGTGTTTGCTTTCTTGCCGCTACGATGCCCATATAA